CCCCACTGATCGGGCAGATGCGCGGCATCCTCGCGGAGATCGAGTCGCTGGATGCTGATGCCGCGAAGGGTGGCGATCCGATTGATGAAATCGCAGCCCGTCGCGCTGCTCGGGGAGGCGCCACCGCGCGTCTTGGTCAAGCCGCAAGGGGTCAGGGCTAACTCCTGGCGTGATGTGGTCGACCTGTCGGCCCGGTTCGGTGTCTACCTCGATGGCTGGCAGGAGTTGATCCTGAAGGCCGCGATGGGCGAACGCACCGATGCCACCTGGGCGGCTAAGCGGGTGGGCGTGTCCATCCCAAGGCAGAACGGCAAGACGCAGCTGCTGGTGGCCCGCGCGCTGGCGGGGGCGTTGCTCTTCGGTGAGAAGAAGATCGTGGTGTCCGCACACCAGCAGGACACGGCCCGCGAGGCATTCGCCAAGCTGCTGGAGATCATCGAGGACGATGCCAACGCGGCATTGCGCGCCAGACTGGACCCGAGATTTGGGCGCAATGGCGTGATGAATGCGCTCAACCGCGAGGCGGTGCGATTCACCACCGGCGCCACCATCCAGTTCAAGGCCCGATCGGGCGCTGCAGGCAAGGGCTTCTCGTCGGACTGCCTGCTGCTTGACGAGGCCCAGATCCTCGGCTCCAGGGCGTGGACATCGATCAACTCGACGATGTCGGCCATGCCCAACCCGCAGGTGTGGCTGCTGGGCACTCCTCCGCAGGAGGAGGATGACTCGTACACCTTCGAGATGGTGCGCCGAGCGGCTATCGAGGGGCATTCCACCGCCGCGGCGTGGTGCGAGTGGGCGGCAGACAAGACTGCTCCCGATTTCGATCCCGCCTCGGAGTACACGCGATGGTCTGCCAACCCCGCGTGGAATGTCCGCATCAACCACGAGGTGGTGCAGGGCGAGTTTGAGACCTACAGTGCCGACCGTTTTGAGCAGGATCGGCTCGGGATATGGGGCAGCGATCAGGATGACTCGACGCCCGCGCTCATCTCCCTCGAGGAATGGGCGGAGACCTCGTCGGGTTCGCCACCCGTGGGGCCACGTTCGCTGGGCATCGTCTTCGACTTCGACGGCAGGCGCCAGGCGGTGGCCGTCGCTGTCAAGCACGACGACGGCGTCTATGTGGAGCTGTCCGGCGAGCATTCAGGCCCAGCGACATTGGGCACCGCCTCGCTGGTCAGGTGGCTGGTGACAGACCCGGAGCGGCCCGAGCGGTGGCGCTCCGTCGCGGAGATTGCTGTGGCTGGCGGCGGTGAGGCTGCCACGCTGATGGCGGCTCTGGTGGATGCCCGCGTGCCGCCTCAGATGCTGCGCCGCATGTCCACCACTGAGGTGCTGGCAGCCAACGCGATGCTGCTGGACGCGGTGCGGGACCGGACACTGTCCCACCCATCAGCCGACAACGACATGCTCACAGCGTCGGCCCTCGGATGTGACCAGCGGACCCGTGCGGGCGGCTGGTCCTGGCGGCCGATCGGGCCCGATGACAATGAACTCCCCATCGAGGCGGCGTCCATGGCGCTGTGGATGGCACGAACAACGAGGCGGCGCCCGGTCGGCGCGCCGGGACAGCAGTTACGTGGCCGCGCTTCTGGACGTGGCCGTGGCTCAGGTAGGAGGTGACGGGGTGGCCCGTATGGCAACCAGGGACGAGCTCGCCGTCTACGACGGATTGCAGCGTCAGATCACCGCTCGCCACCGCCGCAACTCGGTGAGGACGCTCTATGCCGACGCTGAGCGACTGCTGGACTCCTACGGGGTGCGGCTGCCCGACGGCAAGCACATCTCACAGACGCCGATGTTCTGGCCCGCGAAGGCGGTTGACGTCTTCAGCTCCCGGCTCCGGCCAGCCGGTTTCACACTCGATGACGCCGGGCTGCTCTCCGACCTTGAGGCGGCACTGGATGCCTCGGAGGCCGGCTATATCGAGCAGCTCGCGATCAAGTCGGCGCTGCGGCACGGATGCTCCTTCGTGTTCTCCGGCAGGGGCGACACGGACCTCGGCGAGCCGGAGGTGGTGACGACCGTGTCGTCAGCGCTGACCGCTACGGCGTCGGTGTCCCGCACGGGCATCGTGACGGCCGCGCTGGAGCTGCTGGACGCACGCAAGGCCAATTTGTATCTGCCGGGCCGCACGCTCCATACTGAGCGCCGCCGCGGGCGTTTGGTGGTGCATGAGGAGATCGACTCTTCGCGTCGGGTGCTGTGCGCGCCGTATGTGCACGGCGCGACGAGCGAACGCCCGTTCGGGTCGTCGCGGATCACCAGGCCGATCATGGGCCTGACTGACGCCGGGGTGCGGACATTCATCCGCGCAGAGGTATCGGCCGAGTGGTACTCCTCGCCGCGTGAGCGCCTGCTGGGCGTGGACGCTTCGGCGTTCGAGGATGGCGCAGGGTGGACCCGCGCGCCGGGCGGCGTCGACCTGCTGCCGGACATCCACCCGGATGACGATCCGCACTACCCCGACACTCTGCGCCGCGCCACCATCCAGTGGTCCCCGCAGGCATCCATGCAGCCATTCGGCGATCAGATGCGCATGATCGGGCAGCTCTTCTCCGGCGCGGCATCCATCCCGCCGACGTACATCGGCATCGCGTCGGACTCCAACCCTGCAAGCGCACAGGCGATCTGGGCGCAGGAGGTCGACCTGGTGAGGGCTGTGGAGGATGAGCAACCGTCGCTGAGCCGCGGCCGCCGTGCTCTGGCCCTGAACACCTTGACCGTGCTGCATGGCGACATTGACCCTCGTGAACTGGCAACCCTGAAGTCGCAATGGCAGGACCCGAAGACGCGCTCTCCGCTGGAGCAGGGCCAGTTTGTGGCCCAGCAGGTGGGCGCAGGCAACTTCCGTGCGGGGACGAGGGCCACCCTCGACCTACTGCCGATATCGCCGGAGTCGGCACGCATCCATGCGGACGAAAACCGTCGCCAGAGCGCTGCGGGTCTGCTCGATCAGGTGCTGAGCCGCCCTGCCGACGAAGCGTCTGCTGTGGCCGCTGAAAGCACCGATGATATGAAGGGGCGCTTTGAGGCGCTCGGTTTGGCGATCCGTGCGGGCGTCGACCCTGACGACGCTGCGCAGCGCCTGGGCCTTGCTGGCATCCAGTTCACCGGCGCTGTACCTATGGGCCTGCGTGTCCCTGAGCGCGACTCGGCAGCGCTTGAGGGCCGTTGACCGTGACGAGCCGGGAGGACGTGGAGCGGCTGCGCGCCGCCAATGCCCGCATCACGGCGATGGCCCGCGCCGACCTGGAGCGGTTCATCCGCCCGCTGCTGCGACAGTCTGGCGTGGACATCGCGGCTGAGCTGATGGGGTTCGTTCCCCAGCTTGTCCGCGAGTACGGCGATCTGGCTGCAGCCGTGGCAGCCGAATGGTACACGGAGCTGAGGAGCCGCCATCCGGGGCTGCCTGACTACAACCCGGTGCTGGCGGAGGCGAAACCTGCGGGCGCCGTGCAGGGCTCTGTGGGCTACGCGGCGACAGCCGAAGGCGACGACATGATGGCCCGCCTGATCGCTGCGGTGATCCGTCATATCAGCTATTCGGCCCGTGAGACGATCCGCCGCAACGCGGAGCGTGACCCTGCCCGACCGCGGTATGCGCGGGTGCCGACCGGGGCGCGGACGTGCGCCTTCTGTGAGATGCTCGCTTCGCGTGGCTTCGTCTACCACACGAAGGCCACCGCAGGCGAGGGCCGGGACTTCCACGATGACTGTGACTGTCAGGTGGTGGTCGAGTTCGACAAGGACCGGCACCACATCGCCGGCTATGACCCGGACGCGATGTTCGCCCGCTATGCCCGTGCCCGTGCCGCGGCCGGCTCATCCGACCCTTCTGCGGTCACCGCCGCCATGCGGCGGCTCTACCCCGACCAGTACACCGATGGTGTGGTCGAACCCTGAATCTCCCTCCGTCGCTCGAGCGGATGGGGCCACGCCCACGCGCAGCGGACAATGCGCGGTCCTAGGAGGAACCCACATGCCCGACCTCGACACGCCCATCACCACCACGGAGCAACTTCAGGAGAAGATCGACGCGGCCATCGGTCCGCGTCTTCAGCGACAGAAGGACCAGTTCGCCGACTATGACGATCTGAAGAGCTTCAAGGCCGATGCGCAGTCCACCCTCAGTCAGGCCACCGCCCGGATCACCGAGCTTGAGTCCGAGATCACCACCCTTCGCGGGTCGCTGAACGGCAAGGATCTCGAGCTTGAGCGGGGCCGTGTGGCCGGCGAGAAGAAGGTGCCTGAGCGCTGGATCACGGGCGACACCCGTGAGGAGATGGAGAAGTCGGCCGACGACTGGTTGGCCGATGCGAAGCAGGCCGGTAAGCCCGGGGTCAATCCCCATCAGGGCACCGGCGATCCGGACGCGGGGCTCTCCCCCTTCGAGGCTGGCCGCGAACGCGGCTTGGCCCGCTACAAGAACACCAACTAACCCTCTGAAAGGGGGAAACCATCATGGGCATTGGCCCCATCACGACCGCCCGCAGTGGCGGCGACGATCGCTGGATGGGCTCCCGCCACGCTGTGGCTGAGGCTCACCCCGGCACCCTGAAGGCCTCGGCGTTCGATGACGCAGAAGGCGTGACCGACGGCATCGTGCCGTCCGGCTACCCGCTGACCCTGCTGGTGGACGGCACGTACGGCCCCCGCAGCAACGGCGACCCGGACGCTACCCCGACCCCGATCGCAGCCGACCCGCTGGCCGGCTTCTCGATCGACGACCGGGACATCTCGAACGGCGACGAGCCGACCGCGGTGATGTGGCACGGCCGCATCAAGGTCGACTACCTGCCGATCGAGTTTACCGCGCCCACCACGGGCACCGCCTTCGCCTTCGAGGAGAACTGACATGACGACTCTTTGGACTGACATCGTCA